TACTCGATGACCAACTTGAACTTACCAGCAGTGAACGCGCCAGTAGCCGCAGTAGTGACATAAGCATTGGCCGAACCAACACCTACTGCACCACCAACCAGTGCACCGTTGCAAACAACAGCCTTGTTAGCAGCAAGATCAGCAGTCAGTACGCCTTGATCAATACCGTCGGCATCAATCACAGATGCAGTTCCGTTAGAAGCAAGAGACGACAAACCAATGTTAACACTGGTTCCGCCCGCAGCAGCTTCAGTTACAACAGCAGTAGCACTCTTAATGTAAGAACCAGCAGGAATGAACGGATCACTTGCTTTAGGCGAGATATCCGTCTCAAGGTCAACATCAACAACAAGTGTTTTAATATCCGAATAGGCATTAGCACCTTTGTCGTTGACAGCACCTTGATCCCCGTCAGTCAATACATAGAGACCATCAGCATTATAGTAAGACATGAATCACCATCCTTTCTTACGATAGGGTCGGAAGAGTGACGACACGAACCATGTTCTCAGGACGATACAGTTTGACACCATATCGAGCCGTAGTAACATACTCATGACGTTGGAGGTCTTTGTTGTACTCGTAGTCAACCTCAGGCATCTGACGCCAAGCACCAACAAAAGGACCAACAGAAGCATCAGCCGAGAAGAAAAGATTAACTTTTCCGTTGGTGCTGCCAAAGTTAATCGTCGAGTTATCTGGCTGCGGCAGAGCAGAGTCAGTAGCGTCAGCGAGGTAGTTCGAAACATAGACATCGAAGCCGTAGATGTTAGCTACAAACTTCATACCAGTTGCGATACCATCACGTACAACACCTTCCCACCGAGGGTTGTTGCTGATATTGGTGATGTTAGAGATCTTATTAATCTCAAACTCCACCGAAGGATCAACAATAGCGGTCAGGTTTACGTCGGGAACATTTGCTTTTTTCAGTGCATAACGAGCACGGGCAAAGTCCTCAACGGTGATACGACCAGCAGCTTCACTGCCAGCCCAACGATGCTCTACACCATCAATCGCCTCGTTGGAGTTGGCAACAACACCAACTTCAGGAGCACCAAGAGTAGTAGTTTCAAAGTGAGCCATAACCGCACGTTCTTGTTCAGGAACAAACCGTGAGATCAACTGAGCCGAATAGAAAGCATCCTGTTCAGCCTTCTTCGTGATGTAAGTAGCCGAAGACAGATACTTATCTACAGTGAAGGTAAACTGCCCAGTGTCCATCGGACGATAGGCAACAGCCGTGTCTTCAGTGTAGTCATCAACCTGTGCCTGACCAATCGAAGGAATATAGAAAGTATCTCCATCGGGAAAGTCAGACAACATACGCACATATTTCTGCGCCATCATTTCATCGCGCAGGATCTCCTTAAGCTCACCGGACCATACTTCGCCGCGAGTGAGGAGATCAACATTACCAGTGGTCATAGCCATTTGGTTTTCTCCTATTTAGCTTTGTTTTGGGACAAAGAACTACAAACCAAATTTATCGCCCAATCGCTTTCTATCTTCAAGTATTTGCTGCTGGACTTTTGGTGAGTAGTACTCATTTTTGTTTGTCCTCCTTAGGTTCTGGTACCAAGCCCAGTTCCTTTCGTCAGACTTTTGCATGTTGACACCTTCAGTACGAATAGAACCACTTACCATAGGCTGTGGTGGTTTAACTTGTTCACCAATCAACGTGAAGAAAGCACTTGGAGATTCAGAAGCAATCTCTTGCATACGTTGAACAGAGATGCCTAGTTCTCTGGACTTACGTTCAATTTTGGATTTAGCTTCAGTTCCAAACTTATCTTCCAGTTGACGATTAACAGAGTCGAGGTTCTGCTTAACTGTATTGTTACGCTCTCGTTCTGTTAGTGTCTGTTCAACAAGGCTTTTTAGTGTATCTTCACTCACTTCTCGGCTGGTGTTGCCTTCAGTTTCAGCGCCACTGTTATTATTATTGGACTGTACTTCAGATTTTACGTTAGTGGTTTCCGCAGCCTTATTCTGAAGTTGTTCGAGCAGTGTCTTAGCGTAGTCTTGTTTACTCAAGTCTTCTCTTAGTTGAGTTAGTTGACTTTCTAGGTCATTAATATAAGAGTCAGCCTCAAGCTTTCCTTTAGCTAGGGTTTCAGGATCACGCCAATGCTCTCCCTTAGTCTCTACAAGCTTATTCAAAAAAGACAACTGTGGTTGGCTATCTCCAAGAACTTGCTCTGTCTGATTGTCCTGCTCGGTTTCAGAACCATCAGTATTAAATACGGACATAGTTATTCCTTTTCGAAGGTAATTAGATCAATGATGTCATCAAGTACTTGGTTGTACTCGTTGACAGCTATTTGACGAAGTTCCCATCCAGGCTCTCCGTAATCCCTAACACTCTGCTTTCTTTTGTACTGAGTGCTAAGAATATCTTTCAGTTCATCGAATGCGGTTCTATAGTGTAGAACTTGCACTCTTCTCTGATCTTTGTCTTCATGCTTAGTGCCTCTAAACCAAACTTGTTTCATTAGATACCTAGCTCAGATGCTTGCATAAGATTTTCTTCATTGACAACTTGAGCATTTTGAACTTGCTCTTGAGTCTCAAGCTGTTCCGTGACAGCAATGTTTTCAGAGAAGAGCGAAGGTTCGCCCAACTCTTCCGACAAAATCCTAGCAAGTTCTTTACCAGATAGGTGAGCTGCAACACTAGGATCTGTTGCTTTAATTTGGAATAGTTGTGTGAGATTTTGTACACGTCGTGCTCTTTCTGCAAAGTGTCTCGCACCAACAGGGACAATTTTTCCTGATGCGATAATGTCATCTTTTGTGATCTCTCTAAAGAAAGCGACACCAGTTGCGTCATCGATTACTCTTAGTGTGTCGCTCATGTTCATATATCTACGAGCTACTTCCAGCATTGCATTGAGAATAGGTTCAATGAAAGTTCTTTCAAAGTGAGCCGTCTTGTGTTCAAAAATTCTGGAAGCTGAGTTCTGTAGAGTTTGAACTTCGAAGGCAGTCTTTTCACCTGGAGTTCTAATACCCATTGCTTGTCTTGGAGCACCGGCCATCTCCTCCATCTTGTTCTCAAGAGCATTAATCTGAAAGTCAGCCTGTAGTGCTGTACTGTCAGGAACAAGGTATCCTACATCGCCTTCTTCTCCCAGATAAATTCTAGCTCCAGGTTCAAAATCAAAGTCTTCAACGTCACCTCTTATCTTCATAACTGGATACGCAATCTGGTCAAACACGTCTGCTTTTAGATTTTCTAGGTGGTCAATACGATATTGCATACCCACAAGATTATCTAAAGGACCCATTGCGTAGAGATTGTCTGGCCTTGGTCTCCACCCTGCATGAAACACGGGGGCGGTGCCTAGCCAAGATGGGTTCTCTACATTGTTTAGAACGTAAGCCCTATCGACAACAGTAATAAGTCTATCGACAAGGAGTTCATCTGTAGTGTAATCGTATATGTCACCATAGAATGTTAGTACCTCCACATAATCCGATTCATAATAGTGCTGAATAGAAGAAAATCCATCCGCAATAAAACCGTCAGCCTTACTAACATTTCCGTCAGAGCCTCTAATAGCAGCCCTAACTCCAGTCATCCTCTTAAAAACATCATTCATATAATCATTAGAAGGATTATCTTTAATCATTCTCTTAATCTCACCAAGAGTTTTGATACTCTTAATGATCTTAGGTGTCTTGTCAAAAGACGCAGCTACAGGATTAAAGCAAATATCATAAGGAGAAACTCTTACAAGCTTAGGTCCAACATACTGAGGCGTGTATTCCCCCTCTTCTGTAATCTTGTATCTGTCTTCCCACTCTACTGTGGCAAAGCAATTACCGTACTGAATGTAATCGTAAACCAAATCAGAAGCGATGTTGACAAAATTAGATTGTCTAATCTTGTTTTCCATATACGCTTGGATTGTGTCTCTCTTACGTTTAAGATTATCCTGTTGAGTATGTGCCTCAAATCTCATCCACTTGTTCTGTGGAAACAAGGAAGCAAAATAGTTAGCATGGAGATTATCCATGATCTGAGTCAGCTTAGGCGTAGTTGTGGTGTTAGACCAAGGTAAAACAGCATTAGACGTAGTACTAGTGCTAGTTGCATAGAGGTAGTTACGCAACTCCTTCCATTCTTCTAACTTAGTAGAACGTAGGTTATCCCACTCACGCCATTTGTTACCAATCTCAGTAGCTAGCTGATCTGGACTGATAATGTTTTCTAAGTCTAAAGTTTCGCCTGCCATTAAGCTGCACCTCTAAATTTACTGTTAGCCCAGATGATGTTGCTCTTCTTATTTCTAATTACACTCGATGATGGTTTTATTGCCATATCAACTGCTGAAGCTAAAGCATCAATCACGTCATCGTGGGCTGGATTTCGTGTGCTTAACTCTTCCTCTAGATACTGAATGTTGCCACCCTTGTAGTGCCATACCTGAAGATTATCATACCTAGGTTCAAGCACAGCAGAAATACGTTCTTGTTTATTACCCTGTGACTTATTAGGTCTGAACTCATCTACCGACAAAGACAAACCATGTTGTCTAATCAAATCTTTTAGTTGTCTTACAATAGCTGATTGAGCTACCGTAACTTCTGCTCTAATCTTACGGAAAGACCACTTCATTACCAATTGAAGTATATGGTCAAAGTAGTCATTGATCCGATCTGTCTTAAACCTATCAATGTCCAATACATAAACATTGTTCTCGGAATCAATACCTATAACTACAATTGCTGTGTAGTCTGCTTTCTTACTGAGAGAAAATGCAAAGTCTACAGCAGCAAATACATTTAACCTATTAGATTTATAGTACCATACTCCATTATCTCTTGTCAAGAATTTTCTTTCGAAGTATTGAAATTTTTCTCTACGGACTGGTACATTGTCTGGATCAGTAGGATCATTGTAGTACTGTGCTCTAAACTGGCCACGATCTAAATACTGCCCTCTTTTTTTAGCTAGAATCTGCCTATCAAAACCGAACCACTTACCGTCTTTTCTCTTTTGCCTAGGCCACAGAAACTCTCCTGCTCCGTCCCCTTCGCTTTCTACAGCCTTTTCAAGCACCTCGTAGATACTCTGCTCAGTTTCCTTCTCTCCGTTGTCATCATAAATATCTTCAACCATTTGCATCAGGTCGTTGTAAAGGTCTTTGCTGTGGTACCTAGTTCCTACGACCCACTCTCTTGCGTCTGAACCTTCGATAGATGAGAGGAGAGAATACTGACTTTTTACTTTTTCTCGCCCTTCGAGTGTGTAAGCATTTTCGTAAACAACAATATCATCTAGTACCGCGATATCACAGTGTAAGCCAGTGAGAGAAGTAGTGAGACCTCCTGTAAAAACTGAAGGGTCTCTAATGTTTTCTTTCTTACGCAACGGGTGGTCTAAGCTAATCTCTGATACTGTCCACCTAGTTCTCTTTCCTTCTTCTTCGTTAACATGCTCTGGCCAGTATCTTCTGTATATAGGAGAAGTTAGAATGCCTTTAATGAAAGACAATTGTTTCTCAGCTAGGTTAGCTGTAGCGGAGATATATAGAACTCTAAGTGTAGGATCTTTTGTAATCTCCCAAGCTACTCTGTAGGCAATAAGTCTACTCTTGCCGTGGTCACGAGGAAACAACAGAAGCTGATGAGACTTAGCGTCCTCTCTTGTCCACCAAGAGATTACATCCTCATGGCACTGACCTAGTACTTGTTCAGGAGCTACAAGGCTAATGAAAGTACTTAGATCAGATTCTGCTGCTTGCCTTATTTCCTCTAGCATTACTTACCTTGCCTATTGTACTTCTTAAAAGACCTTTTCTTACTTTTATTGGTAGGTCTAGACCTTACAGACATTCCAATGCTAGTTTTCTTTTTGACAGGTGTTGGTCTTTGAACCGTACCAATTGTGTTTCTACTTGACATACTCAACTCTTACTGGTTAGTTTGTTTAGTTCTTTTTCATGTTCCTGAACCTTAGCTATAAGAGTAGCTACTTCGTAGTGCTCTTGCTTTAGTTTATCGGGGGAACTCATGGATGCTAGGATATCTGTCCTATGTCTTTGCATTTCTGTTGCTGTGTTTAACTTGTCTATGCTGTGTGCTTGGTTTCTTATGCGTTGTTCTATATCTTCAAGGTGCGAAGTTAGAGTTAAAACTTTTTGTTTAACAATAGCTGCGGCCCCCACCACACTAACTAAAGCTGTACCTAGTGTGAGGAGAAATCTGAAATCTAGTTCCATACTCTACCCCTCTTAAAATCATGGTCATCCTTTGAATTTTTTTATTTCTTTAACTGTTTGGTATATCCTCAGACTAAGCCAAACAATGGAAAGTATCGCGCTAATAGCAGGCAGCAGTTCGAAGAAAGCCCCTAAAGCTACAGATACTGCTGTCCAATCTACTAATGTTTTATCGTCCATTGTAGCTCTCGCCTTGTTGCCTAATTGTCATATCACATAAATCCTTTCATCATGGGGCTTTCCTCACCATTACCCGCAGCGTGCCAGAGCCAATGTCGCGGGTCACTATGCCTTGGTTCTGGTAGACAACGAGAACCGAATTTGTCCCGAGTACATATCCGCTCATAACAATGTCGCCACTAAACAAAGTGGTGTTGTGAGATACGCCAATCACAATGTCGTTTGGGTCTACTCCAGCAACTGTCATAATAGTTGTAGTGCGGGCACCTGCTGCAAGACTGGGAGGGTCAAATGTGGTTTCGCCGTAAATAACACCGCCCTGAATGGTATCAGTATCGCCAGACTGCACAACCTGATTGATGACGTTCAGATAGACGTTGCCGTCACCTATGCGAGTGGTGGTCGTGTCAATAAGCTGAATAGCTGTTGTAAACGTATCAATTACGTTATTTTCAACAGAGATGTAGTTAACAGCTCCACCTGTAATACCGCCCAAATAAATCCCAGTTACAGCGCCTGATGCACCAGTAACAATGTTTCCAGAAATGCTTGCACGCTCAAGCGTGGTTCCTGCATTTGAGCGAAGTTGAATACCACGTGTAACCGCCTCTTGGATTACATTGTTTGAAACAGTTACATTCTCAATGCTGTCATCTTTTGCGTAAACATATATCCCTGTCGTTGCATTTTTAACTCTATTGCCAGAAATAATAACGGAGCCAAACGGGGAAGAGGCTTCGTCAGCGATAGCTAAAATACCTGCTGGAGATCCTGGCACAGACGCGTCGTATTCCATCACATTGTTCGACGCATTAAATGAAGCACTTGCGCCCAAGTAAGTCATTAGTGGTTGATGTATAATTGCGTCATCTTGAGCGTTGGAAATAAAGTTTCCAATCGCTGTAAACTGTTCACCCTGCGCAATGATTGTATTTGAAGCTATCCCGCCAACAGGGAAGGAAAGAAAGTTGTGGCTGAAGTTGATTTCTGCCGTTGATGCGTGAGCATCAAGACCGGCATCAATGCACATACAGTTAATTACGTTCACATAACGGTTGATCCCGTTTGATCCACCCGTTGTTACAGCGTGCCGCATTTCTCTAGCCGTGTAGCCATCGACAACAGTATTGTTTGAGGCATAGACAATAGTCACGCCGTAGTTAAAACCAACCGAAGTGCTGGTGCGTTCACCTTGGCCGCCAAGAACCTTTGCATCAGCACATGTGGCAAAGACGATGTGAGAGTATTGGCAATCAGTTGAGCGGAAGTTTTCAAGCGAGACATTGGCGCAATAGTTGAAGCGGATGCCAGTCTGCAAGCTGGTCGCAGGGTCGCCAGCAATCGAGCAGTCCCGCACAACGATGTTTTCAAGAGTGTCCAGCGGCGCAATGTTCGAACTGTCGGCCAGCGTATAATTGAGGTAGAGCGCATCGTAGAACGTCAGAGTGCTGCCAGCGATAGCCTTAATCTTGGCCAGTTCGCCGCCCTTGTTGGTGCCGCCCCATAGAACCTCATCAGATTGCAGGCGCACCCACTGGTCAACAGCCAGACCCGCCACAGACGCAACAGTGATCTGATTGTCACCTTTTGCTGCATCAGCGGTCAACAGCACGTTGCTACCTTGAGTGCCGTTAAATTCTAAAAAGGTTGGTCGCGGTGCAGCAGATGCTATTGGACCTGTTAAAGGGCCGACAAGATTTATATTTTGAAGAACAATGTCACCAGTTGTAACTTGGATTGTATCTGTAATACGGTAAGTTAATCCAGAACCTTCAATTAAATTTGCACCACTATCAATCGCAGCCTGAATGGCCGCAGTGTCATCCGTGACGCCATCGCCGACCGCTCCGAAGTCTTTAACTGAGACAAACTCTTGTAGTTTACGCTCTACTGTTGTAGCTACTGCACCTGTACCAGTCTGAGTAAATGTAACTGTTGATGCGTCTGCTGTACCTACAGCTTCTAGAGTCCTGGCTACTACAACTTCAATTAAGGAATTAAAAGGTGGTGCTTCTGTAAATGTAAGAGTTGTACCTGAGGTAGCAAAAGAATCTTTGTTTTGGTATACACCGTCTATGTATACTTGAGCATTGTCTTTGATGTATGGAGCATAGGATAAAGTAAATGCTGTAGTTGATCCGTCACCTGTGAATCTATTGGAGTAAAAAACGGAACCTGCTAAAGAAAGACCTGTTGGACTTACTAGAGCACCATTGATACGAAGAGAACTAGTTTCTACTGCGTTTACATTGAGAAGATCATTGGAATTAAGATCTATGTCAGCAGACATGGTATTAGGCGTACTACCATCTCTTGATAAAGTATTATCAAAAGCAGTATTAATAGCAGAGAAGTTATTATTTAGTTGCCCAGTAGAATAGTAGCCTGAAGAAATTGTAGTCAGAGAAGGTTTCTTAGCCATAGTTATTCCTATCCAAAAATCTTTGTAGAACCTACATAAACACTCTGCACTTGAGTAGAACCAACATACAAGCTTTGGACCTGAG